TTTCAATATTTTTATCAACCTTATTTTTATCAACCTTTTGTGTTACGCAGTATTCCTTTTCTTTAAGTTCTATAAAGTTAGATAACAATTTCGCTATAACCTCAAGATAAACGACAGCCCGCTGGTCTCTCGGACTATCATCTGCCTCTTTAAGCCTCTTACCTATATATATAGGGTCATACATTGGACGCCTCGTGGAAAGTGTAACCTTCCATTTTGTAGGGGCTATGATGTCCCTTCTTTTTTCTTGATAAACCCGCTTTTGAAAATGCTATTGCAACAGCCTGCTTTTGCGGTTTGCCTGCGTGTATTTCTGTACGGATATTCTCAGAGATAACTTTTTTACTTTTTCCTGCTTTTAATGGCATTATAACGACTCTCCTCTTTGTCTTGTAACCTCATAATCCCTTTCAAACTCATTCAATTTATTCAGTTGTTCCATAAGTTCGTCTTTCTTATACAATAAGTTCTCTAACTCCGTAGGATTTTTAAAGAGTTCAAGAGAATTGCATAGGAAGTTCCATAATCTCGAATATGCTTGATTAAGCGGGGTATTGTCTTTAAGATAGTCTTGGATTGCAGCCAGTTTTTCTTCATTAAAAACTTTTAAAATGTCAGAATAACCTGAAGAAACAGCGAATTTGACAAGTTCGTTCTTCTTGCTGATTAACTCATCAAGTAACCTGATTTCCTTTGTTAAAATTTCTCTATCATCGTTCATATCATCCTGCCTCCACCTGCACTTGCTAAATTACCCGACATTATTCCAGTCTGGGGTTGCCCTAACTGCATTGATGTCTTTCTACCAGCAACCTCAAGTTTCTTTTCGTGCTCAGCTTGTTCCTGTTTCATTTTCATCGCCTGTATTTGGTCAAAACTCTCACGACTGCGCAATATCCGTTTAGAAGCTCTTGGGTCTGCCTTGAGTAAATAGTTTTCCCAAGCGTTATATTGGTCTATTGCACCAGAGGTATCTTTTGCGGAAAGTTCAAGCAAAGCAAACGCGCGTTGTTCCTCAAGCGTTCTCGAAAGTAATGATATTTGACCATTAGGAACTATGATAAAATTGCCTATTAAATCTGCTTTAGTGAGTTTTAAAGGTTCTTCTGAACCAGTTACTTTCACATATACTTCATCCGCACCATATTGTATCCAAAGTTCAAATATCTGGTCGTATAAATCCATAAGGAAATCTTTGAATAACCTTGCGTCAAAAGAGAATACTTGACGGCCAAGATTGACTACCTCTGAAACTTCAAAAGCTGTCCTGCGTTCACGAGGGGCTTGAAATGCTCCAATGTCAAGGTCAGGCTGACCGATATAACTCTCTGCGAGACCTCTAATTTTCATCATCTCTTGGTCGAAAGATATGTCAAGATTGGCTATGTTGAGTTCTTCAAGGTCGTCCATACGTTTTACGCCTATACCTTGACCGGGAATAAAACGCATATTAGCCATATTGACAGAACCTATACGGTATTTAAATTGCAATGAGTTAGCAAGTGTCATCCTGTCAAGTTTAGCATTTTCTTGGTTGGTAAGGATAGTTTGGTAATGGTCAAGGATTTCAGGAATACCCCGCTGGGAATAAAACCTATCATCATTGTATTCATAATCATCAACACAAAAAGGCCACTTATCGTGTTCGTAAGGAAATTCTATGAAGCGAAGAATTGTATTAGTTTTGGGGTCAACGTCAATAACAACTTTCTCCTCTATACCATCATCGTCTATGTCATAGTAAGTGTAAATTTCATAAATATCTATAAGTTCTGTGTCAGCTTTATATTCCTCTATTCCTTCACGAGTGCGTTTCAAAGCTTCAAGAGTAGCCATTGCGGTAAGTTTAATTATATTATCTCGGCGTGTCCCCGGTTGAGAATGAGCGTCTATGACATCGTCAACATTCTCAAATTTGCCTGACCTTTCTTCCTTTTTTAAATCATTAGGAATATAATGCAAAATATGGACTAAACGAGGGGATGTCTGAATGTCGGTAATGTAAGAAGGACAGATAAAATCCTTGTCATCAACGGGAATTACTCTTGGCCCGTCATAGAGAACCGTCTTTTCTTTAAACTTTAAGAACTGTTCGCCATTCTTAAAATCTTCGATTATTTTGTTGAGCTGTTTTTCGTCATCATCTGATAATAGGTTAAGAGAAGTATTTTGGATAATAACTTGTTTAAGTTCCTCGTCGGTTACAAGCGGATTATGAATAAACTCTTGAACTTGCAGAGGTAATCTATTAACATCAATAACACGAGTAGAATATTTCTCCTGATAATCCCAGACTACTTTGGCGATAGCTTTTCCTCTTTCAAGTTTTCTGTCCACAACTAAAGCTAAAGAACGGAAGTAAGAAGGGCGGCGTTGCTGCATATAGAATAATAATAGCCAGTGCATGAAGATTTCGGCATTTTGTGCTACTGTCATTGGAGTCCCGCCAACAGGCATCATCGTAACTATCGGGTCGCCTTCAAACGCAAGGTTAAGATAATTAGGTTTGAGCTTACGGATTTTTTCATCAGTAAGAGCGATATGAGTATTTGAAGCTCCGATAAAAGGAAAGTTACGAGAGGTCGGCCTTATACCATAACGCTTCTTATACCAGCGGACTAATTTAACATCACGGGTTTCTTTATTGGTATAATCTGCCTCAACTTTCCTTAAAGTATCTTTGATAAAATCATATTTTTCATCTTTAGGAATTTTGACCTTAGATACTTTCTCAAGTGCTTCTGGATGAGGCTTAACTTCTGTACTTTTTCTGGGCATATTACTCCTTTGCTACGCAGTTTGGTTATCTCTCAAACAAAAGTTATCTCAAAAAAAACAAACGTGATACCCTGTAACTTTAATACGTCTTTAAGAAAAAACTTTAAAACAGAAGTGGTTATCATAATACTATACTCCATACCCAATCGTAACGGGTTCTCGGAATTTCTCCCAGCTCTTAGGAACATCTTCATTTACTGCGTAGCCTTGCTCTTTCTCTGGCTGCGCAGCAAACCCTTTAATTTCACAGACAACATAACGAACTAAATCCATAAAGTCTTTGTATTTATTATCAACCTGTTCCTTGAGCGCTTTTTCAATGTCTCTGTAATCTGCGTAACTGTAATGTAGAAATTGATAGATATGATTAGTACAGTTGTCGCAGACGTATAATTTAGGTTTGTTTATGTTTGATAACGGTTTAGTCCTGTCATACCGTAACATTTCCTTGACGGCGTTATGGCCAGCTAAGATTGAAGCGTCATCGTCAGTATAAGAATTAAGATAAGTTATCCCGTCAGGAAACTTGTCTGATTTAAAATCATCGAACTCATCACGGATAGTGGTGTTGGTGTGGACGGATTTACGGTTGCCATAACGTGCGTCAATTATTCTTGTGTCAATGCTACGCAGTGATTGCTCTTTATCCTCGATTATCTTGCCATAATCTTGAATGTTAAGACTGCAAGACCTCATCTCGTGGAAGGGAGTGTTAGGCCATTCGTCTATGATGTAAAGGTCGCCTGTCGGGTCTAAGAGATACCAACCTAAAGCGAAAGGTTTTCTATCGTGAGGGTCGCAACAATGAAACAATATTCCTTCTGTCGGGGCTTTACTGTGAGGAATAATATGCACTGACGGGTCAAATTCCTGATAAACTTTACCTGATAGTTGAATTGGCAAACCTTTAATGCGAGCTTCTCTCTCTTCGGGAGGATATTCTTCTATCATCCTTGCTATATCTTTGTGTTTAAGTGTTCCTCTGTTGCCGTGTTCAAGACAGTTGTCCTCTATTTCGGCATAAACAATGTGCCATTTAGATTGGTTAATCCACGGGTTGTTAATCCTGTCGAATATCCAACCACCAGAATAAACTGGAGTCATGGTGATAAGTATTATTCCACCTTCTCTTAACCTCGAAATACACGCACCAAAGATACGATACGGTGGAGGTTCATCAAACCAAACCCAATGTAAAGTTGGTCCTTCAAATTGTTCTGGGTCCGTATCATAAGTCATTATGTCAAATTCACTATGGGTGTCGGTAAGCCAGTGAGCTTCGTATTCTTGTTTCTCTTTGCGGGTGATATAGCGGGCTTTAGGAAACCATTCATGCAACTTCGGGATGATTGATTCTTTAATGTTTTTGTGGGTAGAAACTATGCGCCCTCGTGAAGGTCGAGGAAAATCTTTAAAGGTTGGATTGTTAAACCAATCATTCTGTGAGCCCCAGATAAGATTGCCGACGATGTTGACTGCGATGATAGTCTTACCGACACCGTTGCCTGTTGAGAGTACGTTGACAAACTCAGGAAGTTTTAGGAACTCCTCTTGTTTGCCATTAGGGATTAGAAAGGCTAACGGGTTTGCCCGCCTGCGCTGTTCTAACTCTATTAGAACTTCTCGAAGGGCGGCCTCTGTTTCTCTTATCTGGTCTATTTTCTTTGGCCTTGACATCTTTTGTTTCCTCGGAATTAATGTGTAAGAATGGAATTTTATGCTGTGCAGTAACTGGTGTTGATATAGGCATTGATAAAACTTCATAACCTAATTCAGCAGCCAGCCTCAACAACACTCTTTCATTAGGTTCTTGTTCGAGCAATGATACCCACGCATAGTTATCTTTGCAACTTTTTAAGAACTTGTCTATCCAGCCTTCATCAGCGTTAGAAACTATCCAGTCAATTAGTTCATTACGTTTGCTTGGCTGTGTAACTTTAGGGATTGTAACTTTGTGTTCGATTGCTATACTGTCTTGGATAGTATTAGGATTAGACGCAACAGGAAGTAAACGGACTTTTGATTGGCTTTCACTATCTTTGCCTAACATCACGAGGCAGTCTTCACAGTAAGCGAGGCCGTCAGTGCCTTCATGGACTTCAGAACGTTGGCGGCAGTTAGAACAAATTCCAAGATAGAACTTATCGCCCATCTTTCTGTTTCTCCTTTCTCTGTTCTGCGACATCAGATGTTGATAATTGTTCCTTCATCATATTGATATAGCCGCTATGATTGATATAGCCGCTATGAGGAAACAATCTCCTGAACCAAACTTCAGGGATACGGTCTTTCAGTTCCTTGGGTAACCTTACTTTAACTTCTTTAGTTTGATGTCTAATAGATGTCATAGCCATACCCTACGTAACACTTTGCCCTAAAAGTTTTAAAGGTAGTACCAAAGAGTATTATACTAAGAGTATATATTAATACTAAGATACTACGTTGTACCTCAGTGCTATATAGATTAGAAATGAACCTTTCGGTTCCAGTTGATATGATACTGACAATTCTGATTAAAATGTTCCTGACAACTATGTTCACCTTTCTAAACAAATGTGTAGCCTGCTTCCAATGTTTTATAAACAGAACAGATTCATGGAATAATAAGAATGATAGAAGAAGTCTTTTAGTTGGAGAGTTTCGGAGCAGATATATAAAGATACTTATAACTTCTTCCCCCCGCTCCAGCCCTATCCTATACATAGCTATCATCCCTCTCATACTCTCTCTAATACTAAGAGTAGATAGTATACTACG